TCTCCACCCTCCAAAGTGAGGGGTGAACTTGATTTTTCTGTCTTGGTAGTATTCGCATCCCAGCCTAATTTCTTTGAATACCCATTCAGAATAGACTGAATCCGCGCTCTTTCCGCTGCTGGGATCGCCTGTGTTTGATTAAACCGGCCTTTAGCCGCTCGGATTGCATTAGGGATTGCTTTAAGAGTGCCGTTAATCGGCATCGCTATCGGGAGTTTACAACCGCCTTTTTTGCCGGAGCCATCATAATAGAGGAAAGCACGTGCGTACTTGCCCATGTCATCTCCGGCCCAGTCGTTAAGGGCGGCTTTGGCTTTTCCTGCATCCCACGGAGTGCCCGGGTCGGCAAGTGGAAGCCCTGTTGCCTGAACGCTTTTGTTAGCACTTTCTGATTTCACACTCTTACTTGCCTCCTCGTCATCCTCAGATTCATCAGACAGCTCCGCTTCGGGAGCTGGATAACCATAACTAAAATCTTTGCCTGTTGCTTTGAGTGCAGCTGCGAACGCTGCGATAAGTCCAACAGCTAGTTCGTCTTTATAAGGAGCTATAAGTCGCCACGCGCCGGTGATTGCATCGGTCGGGTCTTCTTCGTCCTCGTCATCTTCTTCATCACCAGAGGCTTTATCGACAGAATCGGCAGACTTACTCATCCTCTCGCAAGCCGCTACCGTTTTAGCGCAATCCTTCTCTGCTTGTTTGCCGGATTCCCCTGCTTGTTCTTTCATCGACATGCAGTTGGATCTGACTTTTTCACAGCCGCCGGATTTCTCTAGCTCTGCTTTTTCTAGTTCTTCAGCAGATTTAATAACAGTCCACGTCTTGCGGTTAGCGCCTGCTGCTACGTATGATACGTCTGGAATCTCGAGTTCAGTGAGCTCATAAATATCTTTATCGCTAGCGCTACCCACGTATAATACTACTTAACTTTGAAAGTAAATAGGTAAGGCGTACTGCCAGCCATAAAGAGGCTAAAAATTAAAAAGAGACATCAGATACCTCGTCTAAGTGATCCTTAACAAGTTGTTTCACGATAATATAAATAGGCACACCCTCCAACTTTGCTTTCTTTACTATCTTCTCATGATCTGAACGTAGCGCATACACGGGCATGTAATCTCCTGCGCCTTTCATAGCGCGTGATACTCCGTTGCTTGGCGGCCTTCCCCATGTCACCGTATCACCAGTGGAACAAGAAGTGCGCTACGGCTACCCAGATAAGCGGGTATATGAAGATTATAAACAAAGCAAAGAGGGCTGATGTGTTAAAAGGTGCGTCAGTAACGTCTTTAAGTGCGTTGTTAAGCTCTTTCTTTTCTTCTCTTGTTAAGGGCACCCACTCATTTTGCTTCATGGTGACACTTCATCTCCGCGAAGGGGCAATCCTGGATGTGCATCCTAAGCTCACGACGTAACTCTTTGACATCTCTTTTGAGTTGTTCTATTTCTGGTTCGTCTTCTGTCATTTTTAGGCCAACTGCACATACACACAGTACACCGTCATCGCGCCGGTGCTTGGTGAACCCGAGTGCGAGATTGTAGCGTGAACGGCATTTGAGCTGTTATAATACGCTTTTATCGGGTGTGCCCATGTGGATATAGAAGGTTGCGTTGTCATTGATCTCTCCCTAGGCCATGGTACCTCCCCCACTTCGGCTGAGGTTGGTTATACGGCATCCCTCGCGTCCTTTCAGCTCCCACTCTCGCTGCCGCTTCAGCTGCTCTGATCTGTGATTCAGTCTCTCTGATTTTGAGGTATGCTACACGGAGCAGCATCATCAGGAAGTCGTTGTCTTTGAGCGCTTCGCCTTTAGCCGCCATCTCTTTGACCTCATAGAACTTTGCGAGGGTCTTATCACTCACTGCTATCATACATATCGTCACGTTAGCCCTCCCCTGCTTCGTCAAGTCCATCATCGAATCCTGCACCGTATCCCGCTTCATATCCGGCATTATATAATCGAAGTCCGATCTCGATATGGAGCTCTTCTTCTTCGGGCGTGATACATCGTCCTTCGAACAATGGGGCAATCTCGTTTACCATAACTGTCTGAACGTCATTCGCATGTTCGTATTTGTCAGTCATTTTCACCTCACATGAAAGCGTTCTTTACGCCGATGTGAACGACTTTCCAGATCGCCGTGTCATTCTGGCATTTCGAGCAATGGAAGTAAACCCATTGCTTGAACCTGAACCCCTCGAGCGCATAGCCCTGCCCTGGCACATTGCCATAGTCATACGTCTCGAGCTCGCAGTCCTTGAAGAGATTGCCACAGTAGCAGCGGACCGGTAGTTGATTGGTACGTCAGGCTTCCTGTAAGCACGTGCGTTGTGCCAGCGCCGAGCTGGGAACCTAGAACTCCTGCCGTGTCTGACAATGATACGTGCGTAATTGTCTTGGCAGTAATATTCGACTCGGCTATTGTGTTTGCCGCTAATTGTGATCCCGTTATTGCTGCGTTTGCTGCTATTGATGCAGTCGTAAACGTTCCTGCTGTGGTAACTGCTTCTGTCACGGCGTTGGCCGCTAACATCGCGTTCGTGATTGACGCGTTTGCTATATCTGGCGTTACTGCTCCCGCTGCTAGTTTGGCTGCGGTTATTGCTCCGTCTGCTATCTGGGCCGTCCCGATCGGGTAACCCCTCCAATCACTTTCTATACCCATTTGATTTAAACCTCCGTTTGTCGTGGCGACACGACACTTATGCTGGTGGCGACCTTTTCACTTTCGTCGCACGCCCACCCATAGAATACGCGTTGAGTTTACCACTACTGATGTCTTCCCATAATTTAGAGTCCTGGATGCGGCTACAAAGCATCCACGCGCCTTTTTTAACCTTAGTCCGAAGTTTCCCCTCGCCTTGATAACCCTCCTGGTCTGTTATCCAGCTACGGACTGGTACGCTCTTGACGCTCTTGCGGTGCTCTTCAGACATTTTTCTGAAAGTGGCCATGTAGTTATCTGCGGCCTTCGCAATCGTATCTGCATTTGCCCACTCACCCTGTGTATCAATTACATTAGGTTCGTAAACAACACCGCAGACAGTATGATTTTCAGAGTCCATTTTAGTTATCGTCACTCTATGCGGCGCACAGTTGCCAGTTTCACACGGTTTATGATCACTTTTTCTAACACTTTCTAGTTTGTTATTAATCCCCCGCAACTTACGAACGATTTCACCCTTCCAATCTTCTTTCTTAACAATATCATTCGGATGTGGCAAAACCACGTCGATAATATCACCTAAGATATGTTTCGTAACTGACCCGATCCCCACCGTTACCGGCGCGTTAATAGATGCTAATTCCTGAAGCGTGTAACCAAGCCAGTTAACTGCCTCCAGATCGGTAGGGTCACGAGTTGCGTTGTGTGCGTCGGTGTAGTGAACAGGTGATAAGTACGTGATTCCAACATCATCTTTTGATAAATTTAAAGGATCAAGATACGTTGATTTAAGCAGAGGGCTTGAAATCATTGTTGTACCTCTACTTGCTTCGGCGGCTGTTGGTGAGGGAAATACGAACGTGACTAGTGGATTATTACCCACGTAAGAAGCTACATCAGCTTTCTTAATTTCCTGCTTTAATATAGCGCCGCGTTTGGCGATAGCAACCGCTTGGAGCGCAGTGTTTGGTTCCGCCGAGTCCGGCCCCACCGCAGTCGGCTTGCCCCAGGCGAGAGAGAGTAAATTGGGTTCCGCAGGATTTCGCATAACGATAAGTTCTTCGATGCGTACATTGAGCGTATCGCCTTCTTTCGCCATTTGTGTAGGGGTGACGAATGTTTTACTGAGATCCACGACCTTTTTACCCTCATAGTCCACTACGTTTGAATACGGTGTAAGGTTGCCTTCGGTTAACGCACACGAGTAGGTAAACCCGTTTTTAACTTTGTTAACTTTCGTTACTAATACTTTTAATTCGACGACGCCCTTGAGCTTCGCCCATGAGTCAGAACCGCCGAAGTGATATGGTTGGGTTGTATCTTTGACTAGCATGCCCTCCGAACCCGGCTGCTTACTTGCCCATTTGCCTACGGCGTTCATAGATGATTGGTCTTTAATCGGTTTAGGCTGCTCGATCTTAAAGAACTGAGGGCTCAATGAATTCTTTAGAGAGTTCAAAGAGCCTAGGCGTTCTTTCAATGGCTTGCCTGATAGGTCGGTGCCATCAAGGTAAAGACAGTCAAAGGCGTAATAAATTGGATTAAATTCAAACTCTTGTTTGGTGAGTATGCCGATTAGTTGCGTGCGTGGGACAAACTTACCCTTCCATGTGGCAAGCATCTCACCATCGAGGATAAAGTTCTTTTGTGGCATCTTCTTAATTGCTGCCACTAAGTTCGGTAACGCGCGTGACCTGTCCTGATTAGAGTCCTCAAACCATACCGTTACCGTATCTCCGTTTTTGGTGATTATGCAGCGGTATCCATCTCTCTTAACTTCCCCGATCAACTCCGCTCCGGCTTTAAGTTGTTCTTCTACCCACGGCCAGAGTTGATTAAAGGAGAAGTTCTGTGTCGTCATCTTGGTGGTTGGCTTTTCCACTGCGAACCGTTTACCTAACGAGACTGATTTAGCAAGTTCAATATCGCTCTCGTCAACTAACCCGCCAAGCATCGCGGGTATAATACTTCCCTCGGGATAGAAACGTTCGGGGCCTGTCTGATCTTTTACAACTTTCGTTTCTATTTCTTTCTTCGGTCTTAAAACTAAATCATACAAAGGAACATAATCAGCATGACTTCCTTGTGGGCCGTCTATGTAGTGTAGTTTTTTAGACTTGTCCGGGTCGAGTATGTTCCGAACTTGTATGCCCACGTTCTCGGATTGCACTAAGAAGTTCTTTCCTGAGTCGTCGTGCTCCGCACGGAATAACACATCAAGATCATTCGGTTCTTTGGCATCAGAGTCTTTTACGGTGCTTCCAACCACAGATATGAAGTCAGGAATCAGCATGACATCGGTGCGAGGCAGCTTTTGGGTCAAATAGTCCACTAGTTTAGCGTTGGTCTTCTCTAGCTCTTCTACAAGGAGTTCTTTTGCTATTCTGGCATCTTCAGCAGCGGACTCCGCAGCGCGTTTGGCTAGGTCTTCTGATGCTTCTATTGGTTTTGCTGGTAATGAGTACGCTTTCGCCGCGACTGCCAACGGACTAGTCTTTGAATACGCCAATCCCCGGCGGTCTGCTTCCTTCATCGCAACAGAGGCGGCAGCGACGTATTGACCGACTGCTTTACGACTCTTTTTGGCTTTGTTATACCGCTGATGCAATCTAAGCCACGCCGTCGTGAGCTCTGAGTTGGGCATGGCCTTAAAGTCCTCGGTTGTAGCGGGGTCTGCTTTGTATTCGTCAACTCTCTTTTGTTTCTTACTTCGACCGCTTGCCCTGCCACCTGCTGATGATTTGGCGTGATTGTGTATTTGTTCCCAGACGTATTGATAATTTGAATCGAGTAGTTTTTTCTTGATGCGATACATCAACGAATCTAAATACTCTTGAGTGTACTGCTGCATAGACGACTCAGCATACGGAGCTCTCTCGCCGAAGTCATCCCAGGGTGTTGTGCCTTGCTGGGCCTGCGTGCCGAGTGATTGAACATGACGCGGGGGTAAAGATTCAAGACCTTGCTTTGCTGCGCGGGCCCACCGTGCTTTAGCGCCGCTTAAAGGAATAGCCTCTTGTTTGATTTCTTTAAAAAGCCATGCAGGTAAGCTTTTCTCGGCTTTGTCGATTGCTGCGAGGATATAATCAATAGTGTAATTGGCCGCAGGTTTACCGGCAGTTTCCTTCTCGCGTTCAGCCGCTTCTCGTGACGGTTGCTTTGGCTTGCCTGTTGGATTCTCCGGTCGGTTGGATGGATACGTCTTATCAGTAGCCATCTCAAGCTCCTTCTACTTCCTCACTCTGCGTCCCGGGTTGTTCAAGTTCCTCAGCGTTGGGGTTCTCCCACTGTGGAACTTTCTGCTTGACGGGCAAGTCCATTTCTTCGAAGATATACTTCTGTAACTCATCTGAGCCGGGGCCGAAGGGTTCTGCGCCTGCTTGTTGTAGGAACAGTAGTGATTGCGCGAGTTGTTGTATGTCCTGTTTAGCAATAGGCCCGAACTGGACTTGTGGGTTTCCTGATAATTGTGGAAAGGCGTTGAGGTGCATGAGCCTTGGAATAGCGAAAGAGTTGATGATGTCAGCGATTGAATCTAAAATAGCTCCGAGAGCGATAATAAACATCTCAGATTTTTTGGTGGTGAGCGCATACGAACCTACATCAGAGCCGCCGATCATGATAACGTCTGCCAACATCACACGGGCGATGTCGTAGTTATACCTGTTAATAATCGTGTTCGTGTCGAACTGTCTTCTCGAACCAGCGGTTATGAGCTGGACGTCGTATTTGTAGGTGCCAGGCACCGCAGTGACGCCGCCTACACCATCTTCTACGGTGACGACTGAACTAGGCAAAATTAAACCTTCTGATTCGTTTCTATGGATGCCTTTAGAGATATTCTCGAAGCTAGCGAAAGAAGCCTGGTCTTCAAGGCTGCTGCGGTTCCATACTTTCTCGGGTACGCGTATGATCGGGTAGCCTGCGAGATCCCGTTCAATTCCTACCGCTTCCATCTCTTCAATATTTTTCTTACGGTACCAGCTATTACCCCCCCAACACGACTTGCCGTTGCGCCGTGTGTAAATAAGGTGGTGTTTAGGAACCGTCAAGCAATATACGTCGCCGTGATAATCAACTAGCTCATACTTTGACGGGCGGCAACCGTTAGCAAATCGTTTACCTTCAGTGGTGCGCCAGATGCCCGCTCCAAATCCGTTTCCTTTCTTCCATGCAAGCGACGGACAGTTACCAACTTTTAATATTAACTCGCTGATGTCGTCTGCTAATCGCTTTGACACAGTAAAGCTGTAAGGCGTCCTGCGATAGTCTCTATCAGCGTAATGGTCGTGTCTCTTGGTAGTCCCGTATGTCCCGTCACCTGCATAATACGCATCAAGGAAAATTCGTATTTGTCTAGGCGGCAGTTCTTTTATGAATTGCGGAACGAACTTGTCGTGCGACTTGCCGAATTGTTTTAGGTACTCATAAAGTTGTAACGACGAAATTCTGAGGTTTACAATATCGTCAGCATATTCATGATCGTGCCTATCGTTAGCTTGAACCTTAAAGCCTAATGCGTTTACCCATGTTTGTATGTCCTCAAACTGTGAACCCGATCTTTTCTGTGTAATTGAAACTACTGCCTGTCGCTTTCCAGTTTTTCCTCTGTATGTATGTCCTTCTGCGATCCATATTCCAAAGAAACGCAGCCAGTCATCCATCGGTATTTCTTTATCTGGGTGTTCCCGTTCTCCACCAAATCCACCATTCTGAACAGTGATTGCTGGGAGTGTGAAATATTCCCTTTCCTCCCCGCTCCAGTCAGCATCGCGCTTGTAGTGAGCTGTAACCGGAACATCGGCAACTTCTTCCATCTTCCACTCATCGGTATGTGCGTGCCGCACCCAGACGTTGTGGTTTGGCGTTATGAGCATATCTAAGAATCTAGATGATACATGCACCATCTCACCGTGATATGGATACGAATACAGCTCAGTAGGCTGCTGGTAGAATAGTTCGTTTGTTTCTGGATTGAGTGTGGCTACTGAATCATCAAGCGTTATCTCAGTTATGCTCTTCCACCCAGATCGCGTGAGGACGTCGGTATCGTCGCTATGGCACGTGTAAGCATGTCTAAGTATCGATTCGCCTTCCGGGTTTCCTTTAGCAGGTTTCGTCCTGAAAAGCAGAGATTTTTCTATTGGCACATATGTGAGTTGGTACAGTGGTGGGGCGAGTTGAAACATACCTCGAACTGTGCCGTCATAATTATCAATATCCCACCTAAGTAATGAGTCCTGAGATCTCAATGCCCACTTTCGCCAGCCAACACGCCCGTCGTTATACTGTGACCTTTTAGTGGGGTCGTCAGTATCAGGGCCACCTCTGATCTTATAAACTATTTCATGCCACGCCCAGCCGTACTGAAGCATCGAGAGTACTTCAGAGAGCGTGTCCTGCCAGCTCATGCTCATGTCCTGTAAACACTGATCTATAAACGTGGTTGCTAAGGCGTCGTTTTTCGTGGGTTGTGCTCCGGCTGGTGATACTCGTACTGGCACTTGTCTACAGAACATATTAACGGCGAAGAGTATGGCTGAAACGGTGGCGTCGTTAAGGGCCATCTCTTTAAATGTTCTAACGCCGTTCTGGCCTTGTAGTTGTGGGAGTATCTCTTCGTAGACGTATCCACCGAACTGTCGTAAACCGACTGCGCCTACTTCCGCCAAGAGGGATTTACCTGCGGTGGGGTTCGTTGTTTTGGATCGGGTAACTTTCGTAGTCTTACGTGCCATTATTCAACACCCCACGATTTAGTGAGATATACTTTGTACTCGCCTCTAAATGATTTCGGGACATCTTCCGTACCATCAGCGAAAACAAGCCGCAATTCATGCCAGTAAACCTTATCAAGAGTTGTTGAGCCTACAGTAAATCCCCACTCATTTATTTCGGGAGCGGTGTCTCCATGACGAATAAATATCCTAAACGTCCCCGACAGAGGGTCAATAATTACAATCGAGTTATCTACAAGGTGCTTTCGTATGACTACCGTTGACCCTGAAGTTACCAGCCAAACTATGTTTTCGATTAAGGTTAGGTTAATAGGTGCAGACGTTTTACTTGAAAGGTAGGTGATATTCAACGTCAGTTCTGTGCCGCTCACAAGGTCAATATCGGTCATTCGTTACGTCACCCCGTCATCACGATACACAATGATGTCTCTCGTATAAGCCGCGCCTATATTAGAAATGAGAAACGTAACGCATGAGCCTTGCATAGCCTCTAATACGCTGTCTATTTGCGTAATTTTTGATCCCCCATCAAGAGACACGACGCAGGAACCTTGCATTGATTCCTCCACGCTCGTTACGGTTTGATACACGTCGGCCATTTGTTTAACTCCTTACGGCAAAAACCGATTGAAGATTCCTAATGTCGTCCCCGGCGTTCCGAACATGATATAATATTTATCCCCGCTTGTGGTCGGCGGACTGTCTGCAAAATTCAAGAAGGTCAGTAACGGAGACGTCGCAGCGGTAGTCCCTACCTTATAGATCGCGGCCCCCGCAGCGGCAGTAAACGAGACGCCGTCCCATGTTGCGCTATACGGCACCGCTGGCGTTGACGGGTTCGCCGTATAAACGACATACGTGTACGGTGCAAGTAGCGTCGCCTCAATGTATGGTGCTATTGTCGTGAGTGCTGCTCCACCTGCGACATAATCCCCTGTTGGCGAAATCTCGGACGCGCTTATGTCGCTCCAGTGCTCCTGACCGTTCGCCGAAGATTGCGCTTTTGTCCTGACATCTTGCACGTATCCGTTCGCCATAATCGCTATGTTTATGGTGTCATCAGTCCAGTTGATTGTCTCTCCGCCAATCGTTGCGCCTAACCGCAACGCGCCTCCATTGTAAGGATGTCCTACTGCCATTATATCACCAGTTTCATACTTGATCCCATCCGATTTGCTGCACTATATCAATTTCATTTTCTTGTGTTGCGGTGATCTCCTCGACTTTTATTTGCGGGTCAACCACAATGGGGCCGAGACTTAACAACGGGGAGATCGTAACCAGTATATTCGCAATGTAATGCGGCATTAGACCCCCACCATGATTACTAGCCCATACCGTAACGAGGTTGTTGTTTACACATACCGTATCAGGATACGGAGAAGATGCGTATTTCGTTATAGGGTCGGTTCCATGTTGGACCGGAACATACGCGCATGTGAATGTCTCTCCCTCATCCTCTGATATGTAATACACTACGCCAGTGGAGTTCGGACAATCTGAACTTGAACTAGCGACTACTTGGCCGCCCGTTATGAAAAGAATCCGCCCATCAAAAAGCCGGATAAGAGAGGGTTTCGTAGGCTGTGAACGGAGGAACATTGACGTGTTTCCTTCTGTCCATGTCTCACCATAATCTTCTGAGACATGGGTTATCCATCTATGAGCAACTATCGTGTGCGCTGTTGCGACATACGAGTTTTGTGCAACTCCTCCCGCTGCAATAGTAAGAACCGCGCCGTTGACTTCACCTACGACTATTTCCTCATACGCCTCCGTGTCTGAGTTCATTAAGAGGATCACGTCACCGGCTAAAACGGTACTTGTCGTGAGTGTTATTGTCGTATCTCCCGCAGTGACCGGTGATGCTAGATTAAGCGCGTTACCCATTGCTTGAACACGCGAGAACATTAACACTTTGCCAGTGTACTCGCCGAACATCCCCCCAGTCTTGAGTTCGATAACCGCCGATTCGCTTACCTGTCGGTCGTCGTCTTGGAAAACAGGAATAGGGTCAGTCCATGTATTCCCAAAGTCTGAAGATTTGATTACCGTAGATCTCCAATGAGGTACAAATCCGGTCGTGGGATTTGGGTAGCAACTCGGGACGCCTACAAAGTACACCGCTTGCATAATCTCGCCGTTTGACAGCATTATCGGGTCGGCAGCACCGGCGGGGCCGCCACACTCCAAATACGGGACTGGTATCTGAAATGGTGCACTCCACGTTAACCCACCGTCAACCGATTTAGTTGAGTAATATGTTCTATACGCCCCCGAAACCGTAGATACCTGTGTGGTGACTGAGACAAGGATCGTTTCAACTCCATTTTCAACAAACCTCATCATGACAGGATTGTAACAAATGGAACCGTCAATGTGCATTACCACTATCTCATCGCCCCACGTCTCGCCATAGTCTGTCGATATTTGCCCTATCACATCACCGGAAAAGTAGTTGCCGCCAACGACTTTCGTGCCTGTGTCATACGGGTTCACTAAATCGTTGACCATCGTGATCGTATTGCCGTTTATTGCTTGTATCTGAGCCATCTCAACAAACGTCGGACTCCACATCGTAACAATTTCCCGCACTTTAAGCGTAGACGTAGGGTCAACTTGTACGGTTTTTTGCGACGCTGCCGCAGGTGCGGTCAATACCGCTTGGTCATATAGAAACTTTGAATACACCGAGAATAGGTTGTTACTATCTTCAAGATGCACAAGAGCCGGTGCCATCTCCTCGTAGACCTGCGCCATAGCCACATCGGGAGACATAAACTTCGTTCGGTCATTAGGAAGCGGCCACGGTCGAGGCATGTCTTGCGGTGCGGTCATGGTGTTACTTAGCCTATGTATATCAGTCGGCCGCCTAAGTAGTAGCCGTGATACTTCGAGGCAAAATAGTTGTAAGTATAGAACATCCCGTCCCCTGCGCCCGAAGCCCAATACCCCGAATTTAAAACCATTCTGTTTCCGGTAGCCAAGCCGTACTGATCATAAAGTCCGCCGACGCCTCCTACCGCTGACGGAAGGAATCCATAATCAAAGTCTGTGGTAAATGCGATATTCGTTATGTAGTTGCCTGTTGAGGGGAGCGTTAGTGTGGTATCAACATACGGACTTGCGAACGTGTCACACGCGAAACCGTGATCTGCAATCCACGGATTATAGTCCGCTTTGATGTTGATTCCGTCGATGAATTTAAACACGTTCCCGTAAAAGTTTTCGATACCGCGATAACTCATCGCATAGCCTGTGAACGGGGCGACACTCGGAACATAGTCAAAGGTGTGCAGTACGCTTCCCGATGCGTTTCCGAGAGTTGAAGTGTGACCGGTATTCGACGCCTGATTTGGGCCAGCGTCGTTATGCATGTTCGTTATGCCCGGACTTAGCAACGTTTGCGCATCAGGGCCGCCGTATTCTATAAGGTAAAGGAGTTGAACCCACGCGGTACTTAGGTAATCTTGAAGCTCCCATTTGTCCGCCGTTCCGCCAACTCGGTTATGCGCCCATGTCCTGAAGTTCGCGAACGTTGAGTTTATCGTTGGATGTGTGTTCGCATCGGTCGTCGGTTGTACTCCTGCTTTCGATTCGAGTTTTGGAGTGCTGCCGCCAATGCCTGAGACATACCCCTCATAAGCTGAAAAGAACGTCCTGTCCTTTGTGATACCGTTACGGACAAAGTTCGGGTGCGTCTTAAATGCCACGCTCTGACCGTTGACCGTCCAGTTGCTACCTGCTGGCCTGACGTACCACTTGTACGTATTCGGGGTAGTAAAGTCGGTGAAATACTCCCCTCTTTCAAGGTCAACCATGCATTGACCGTTTGTATTGTCTGTGTCGGAATAGCAACCAGCGCCATAACTGCTTTGAATCGCCGTGATAACGCCATTATCAAGTAGGTTCAAACGGCGCATATATACCCATGGGGGTGTTTGGTCGCAATATGCGATTGCCTGCGGAAGCGTCATTCCCGCTAATGCCCCTAACCGCGTCCAAGTGCCTGTCCCTTGAACCCACTGTATGCCCGGCGCATCCGTCATAAATAGACCCTCTTTTTAGCCATTATCATTTCGAGTGCGTCGATGTAAGCATAAGCGACATCACTTGCCGCTGTTGACTTCACTATCGAGACCATAATCTTCCAGCCGTTTGCGAGCGCCCAATCTATTGTAGTCGTGTCGTATGAAGCCGAGCCAAAGAAATACTTGTTTCCTGTCACAATCCGTAAAGCACCTTTGTCATATTGTAAAGCGAAGCGTGCCACGCATCGTTTTCTGCCACGTTCATGATCCAGTATTGGCCGAAACGCACGCCGTCATGTCGGGGTTTGTCATCTCATCACGTTGCTGAATTTACCGTCCAACCGTTATATTTTCCACCAACTACATAATCCGTCACGAACGCCGCAGCTCCGGTAGCGCCGGTTATGCGTGCTGTTTGGGTAGTTGCCGCCGGTAACGCGCTCATGATGGCAAGTATCTGTGCTTCGGTGAGTGTGGTGTACGAGATGTCAAGCTGTGGAGCTGTGGCGTTGTTGAAAAGTGAAGAGGCATTGAACGTGATGGTCGCCAGTTTGTTGAGTTTGCCTGTTGCCCCCTGTGCGCCGAGCGTGGTTACTTTCGCGTTGGGCATAGTGATTGTGGTGAGTTGTTCGCAGCCTTGGAACATCGTGTCACATTGCACGCTTGCCGCCACCGATCCAAAGTTTGCGAGGTTTAGTACGGAGAGTGCAAAGCAGTTTTTGAACATGCTCGTCGCCGTGGTTACTGCCTTCATCGCGCTAACGTCGACGGTTTGAAGACTTGAGCAGGCGTTGAACATGTTCGTCGCCGTGGTTACCGCCGTCATCTTGCTCACATCAACGGTTTGAAGACTTGAGCAGGCGTTGAACATGTTCGTCGCCGTGGTTACCGCCGTCATCTTGCTCACATCAACGGTTTGAAGACTTAAGCAAGATTGGAACATGCTCGTCGCCGTGGTTACCGCCGTCATCTTGCTCACATCAACGGTTTGCAGGCTGTAGCAAGATTGGAACATGGTTGTTGCCGTGACTACCGCAGTCATCTTGCTCACATCAACGGTTTCGAGGGAGTAGCAGGCGTTGAACATGCTCGTCGCCGTGGTTACCGCTGTCAAACCAGAGACGTTGACGTTTTGCAGGGAGTAACAATAGTCAAACATAGTAGCAGCGCTAGTGCAAAGCGGCATAGGGTCGCTGACGATGCAACTTTCCAACTGCGCGCAGTAGACGCCAGAGACATAAAACGCACCACCCAGCGATGTTAGGTTTGTTGCGCGAATCACCGCGCTTAGAATCCCCACGTACTGGTAGTTTGTGGCGAGGTTGTGTGCGGCCACTAAGAACGTTTTCAAATAGCCGTTTGGCGCTGAGATGGTGACTTTGAATGTCGAGTAGCCAAGACTGCACTTTTGCCCAGCACCAACAACATACGTGTGCTGCGCTGTCGCCCCTGAAGCGTAGAGTGCTACGGTGCCATCGCCCCAGTCGATCATGTAGGATGTGGCGTTGGTCGTGGAGCACGTGAAGGCGTAGGTAGCCATGCCGCCATCGTTGACGAGCAGTTTGATGTTGCCAAGAGCGCAGTCGCTGATGGTGGGCCAATCAGACGGCGGTTGCCATCCCGCCGCCGTTGCCACGGTCGCTGAGGTCTTTCGTTTTCCGAGGGCCATCGTTAACCCCCTAGATATGCTGTAACTCTATCGTCGATGCGTTCACCAGTGTTGCGCTGCCTACTTCTTTTGCCGTTCCTGCGGTAATTGCCTTGATGCAGACGTAATACGTGTAGACTGAACCAGCGACTAATCCGGTATCGACAAAGTCAAAGCCGACGCTCTGATTGCATCCCGCTATCGGGTGCAGTGTCGAGTTCTCCCATACCTTCGTATCGGAAACTCCAAAGGCCGAGCCTGCAGCGGGAGCCGCTTCACCGGCAGTCGTTCGATAAATCGCTACGCCGACACCGTCATTCACGGTGCTGTTCTGCACGGTGATGGAGCCTAAGAGTTCAACCGCCGTGTCGGTCGGCGTTATGGTCGCCGCATGGCCGGTTGCCACGTAGGTCGCACTGGTGTTGGTGTAGTCTGCCGCAAGTGCACTAAAGACATACGGCACTTTGTTGCCGCCGACGTCGTAGGCTAACCCGTTCGAGTAACTTACTTCTGACGTGAACCACGAACCGGCAACTTTCCATTGCTCGGTGACGGTCATCGCCACGTCGTCTACAATTACCTGATAAACGTTTGGTACAAGTTCAATAGTTGTTTGTGTCATAATAATTCTCCTAGTACCCCGCAAATATCTCCTTCACACTGCCCGGGCCGCTGATAAACTGGCCTCCGGCTTCAATCGTGCATGAAGAACAGCGTAGATATCCCATGTTCATCACCGTTCCGCCAACGTCGAGCGCGGCGCAGGTGTATTCCTGACCTGTCGAGATTGCGATGGTCTTGCCTGCCGCTACGGTGAGATTATTGACGTTAAAGTCGTTGTCGGAAGTTACCTGCAGGTTGTGGTTCGTTGAATCCCAGACATCCTGAAGCGCCTGTGATTTAATTGCAAGGTATTTTGACCAGTCGGCAGGTGCGGCGGTGGTTCCATAAGAATTTGTGAGCACCGAGTTCGTACAGTCGGGAAGCGTGGCGACTTTGATCCCGCCACTTGAACTGAGCAAGTACCAAATGTCATATAACGTCTTAAAGTTCGGTGTCGTGCCTTGGAGTGCCGTCAGGGAGGTTACAACGTCCGATATTGCCTTTGGTGTAACTCCTGCGATTGCCGTTGCGAGTGCGACAAGACCCGGGTCAGTGGCTTTAAGTTGAACTTCCTCACTTGCACCGTCTAATATGATAACATTGAGCGCAGGCGTGGTGCCGCTCACTCCTACGCAACCGTCTAGTGTTGGCTCAGTAACGTCTCCTTCTTTCCATGCTGGCATCTAGTAGAATCCTCCTTTTTTAAATCTCGTGTATGTATATGGTGCTAGGAAACTATAACATTGCCTAGTATCTTTTTTTAATTCGCATTAACTCAGCTTAATTTTTTATCATATCTTATGCGGGTTTGGCCGCCACATCTCTCTCGGTACATACGTGGGTTCTTCTATCTTCTTTGGATGTTTCAAGGCCCACCAACACGCTAAGGATACTGCAAATACCAAGTCGTCATGATCGCCCTCCCTCCAAGCCTCATACGAGTCACGGCCTGTGTTGATGTTGATATTCACGTGAAAGTTTTGCAGTTCTGAGATTAGCACATCCGCGAATCCGATTGTCTTACCTATCTTGAGCTGTGATTTAGCGAGTAAGACTTTGGCCGCTGCTACTAAATCTCTTTTGGGAACGTGCCACCCTGATTCGTCGATGGTTACGTTCTGACCGCCGTGAACGGTGATCGGGACCGGAGTTAGGCCGCTTTCTCTAAGTGCGTCAATGACGGGCCTCCCCACGCCTGTAGAATCTACGATCAACGTAGTGGGTTCGTTGATTCTAGCAAGAAGGCTTTTAACGTGTTTTGTGACTTCAGTATAACTCGTGCCTAACTGCATCCTTTCACAGTAGCGTATGTGGTATTCTTTATCTTCTGCGTCTGAACCTAGAGCTAATTGTTCGACTACTATGATCGCGGTGTAGTCTCGTGACTGTCCTAAGTCGAGGCCCATGTAAAACGCTTGGTGCTGCAACCGTGGTTCTTCCGTTACTTCTTCCACGGCTGCGGAGCTCATAGTTCACCAAACAGAGGCTTAACTTCGTCGCTTATGCTGTTCTGGATTTCGTCGTTTGAAAAGTAAGCATCGACGTTCTCACTAAACTCTGCACAGTACTCCTGTCTAAACCACCACTCACCCAACGTAGCTTCTTCTTCTTCTAAAAATTCTTTTGAGATACGAGGACATTCGTATGCGGTTATCTTAATTTTTATCCAATCTTCTTCCTGCGTCCAAGTATGGTGAAAAAAGCCACGTTTGCCGAAAGGTGTCGAGAGTAGGATCATACGACCCTGTGATACGGCGAGCATGGGCCTGATTGAGTAGTAGAGCGCGTCGTCTACTCTGGCGGCTTCGTCTACTATTAGGAGAGAAACACCACTGAATCCTCGGATTGTCTGCTCTTTGCCAGGCAGTGAGACGATGCGGCTTTTGTTTGCTAGTTGTAACGTAAGGGCTTGTTCAATCTCTGACTCTATGGGTTTTCCTAAGTCTTTATAGAAGCCCATAACCTTCTTGAACAACTCACCTGATTGTCTGAGGGAAGGGGATAACACTAATACAAGCGACCCTGGGTCGTTAAGTGCGTGGTGTATTGCGAGTATGGCTGCTATAGTCGATTTACCGGACTGCCTAGAGCAGTTGAGTATAACTCTTTTTTCTTCTGAAAGTAAAATTTCCTTTTGCCACGGATCGGGACTGATGCCGAGCGTCAGAGCGAGCTGGACGGGGCTGATGGATAATGCTAATGCTCTAAGTTCATTTTTAGTAAGACTGTATATCTCCTGTTCAATCGCTGTTGCCATCTGCTAGTTCCATCCACTTTGCGGCTAACTTCGCACGTTCTTCTGGGGTTAAGGCGCTCATGAGGGTTTCTCTAAGATTTGAAAGTTTAGCGTCTGTTTTGACTTCCCCACTGTGTTCAATTTTTGTTTTATCCAAGCCGTGAACTTTCCATAGTGCGTTTACTACGGCGGTAAACCGCTCAGTAGCTGCATACGCCCCTGGTTTATCACTGAGCATTTCTTCTGTTGTTTTTTTAAGGACTGCCTCGCCAGTGTCGGTTATTTTGTCTTTGATTCGCCCGAGCTGGGCTTCATATTTTTTCCTTTGTTTTTCGGCTATGTAATCATCATACGCAGCCGCGCGTTCGACCCAGTTATATCTAGAACTCCACCTCCTGATATGATGTGCATTTTTGGCTACCTCTTTGCTCACTTGCTCGCACGAACGGGTTTGCCCTAGATCTCTATAAATACAGAACGCCTCGTAAGCCTTGGAGCTTTCCTTTTTAGCTTTTAGGCGTTCCCAGGGTTTAGTCATGTATCTTTGTCGTGTCAACGCGACACTGTTTTAGTCATCATACGGGTTATAAGGGTATGCCATGTGCCACTTTCAGCAGCGCTTTTTTGAGCTGTTCAATCTCTTTTTCGAGAGCATCCTGCCGTATCATGACAGAAGCCAATACTTTTTCTAGTTCTTTTACTGTCATGCTATTTACTTCAGAGTTTTCCCGATCGAAGTCCAACCGGACCATGCCGTGCCATTCCACGTCTTTTCCCATATAGCGCCGTCTGTGCCGATTACTTCAACAACTAAAGTATTTGGGTTTTCCCATACTGCGCTAGGGGTTGGGTTAGTAGCGTCAATGTGGCCGCCTAGGTTGTTCCAGAGTGAGGTTGTGTCATCACTGAATAACGCTAACTGCCACAGCCCACCGTCGTTTCCTCTAACAAAGACGTCTTCTCGTACGCCGGGTAGTGTTGCAACTGCTGGTGCGCTGGTTATAATCCCCCCTAGAGATTGCCATATTGTACCCCCCAGGGCTCGATCCCATAGTGCGTTATCTGAACCTGTTACGAAGCGTTCTGTACTGCTTAGAGCTGGTGAAGAGGCGACTGTAACGTTTCCTGTAATAGGGATGTCACTCTCGTTGATGATGGCCCAACAATCACCCATTGCATCGTCGGTGTCAAGTGCATAAGAGTAGGACATCCAACCATAGCCGTTGTCCCCCCATGATGTACCCCAACTGTTTTTAAAGCGTAGTGCGCCTTTTGTTCCGTCGGGGTTTGCGTGGTTGTCGTCGTAGCCGATGAAAACATTCGCGTGACCCCCCGCCGGTTGTTCCCCTGGAGATGGCATCGGAACGTTGCCGTCAGAACCTACACTAAAGATTTCATTATAGCAGTTGTAGCCGAACATGACGGGATAACTTGACTGGATCACTGCGTTCGGCGCAATGGCTGCTTTTATGTTGGTTATTGTGACGTTCTCGTCGGTGGCGTCGAGGCGTGTTGCTTTGGTTGCTATGTGTTTCTTGGCGTCGGCGAGTACGTTAGCGGGTACTGGCGTGCCGAGTTGCGCGGTGTAGGGAAACTCTGTTTCGGGTGCTACGCCTTTATTTTCTAGTACCCATGCCATTGTGCTTAATGTGGACCCGACATCCTGCATTGGATTACCGTCGTGAGCTAGGGCGCATTGATACAGCTGTTGCCGTGAGCCGTTAACGAATTTCCCTGTTACCATGGCGTCCCGGATTTTATAAACGTTGTCTCCTGCATTACCCGTGCAGCTACCTTCCTGGCCTTGGTCACCTACCGGGGTGAGATCCTTAATCATATAACTTGCTGGTAGAGTTTCTTCTTGTTCCCTACTCAATAAGCGTGGAGCGTCATCGTGTGGTTTATCCCGCAGGGCCCCCATACCATAGACCCTACCATTCGTTTCATAAAATACCTTATCTGTCATTTTTTATCTCCGAGCATAGCTCTATTAATCGCCCAGTTTACGAACTTGGGACATGTGCCATCCTCATTAAGGTCTAAACCGGCTTCGCAGACCTCGTCACTGAAGTAAGAACATATCTTACAATCCATTTTATTAGCTCTCATGATTTCACCTTAGCTCTCATGATTCCACCAGAGGGCTTTATCTGAGCCGGTTACGAAGCGGTCTATGCTTTTTCCATCGAGTGACGTTATTGCTGGTGAGGCTGCTACGGTTACTCCTGGTGTTACACCTCCAAAACGGTTTTTCATTGTGATGTTCGTAGGCGGCCAGATAGCCATCCATTCTTGATACCACGAAGAAAACTCGTTGTAGAGGTTGTTCGCATTGTTTCCGTAGCCCCCCCATACGCCGATGCCTGCGCATGTTATTCCGTGCGATTCCATATCCTGCGCGAGCGTGATATAGTCCTGTGCTGTTGAATGAGACATCATCCAGCTACCAACCATTATGCCGATTTCTTTAACGCCGTGGGCTTTGCAGTCCAGGAGGCTGTTGCCGATAGTGTCCCAACCCCACAAGTTTGAGCTGCCATCGTAGGTTTCATAGTATCCCGCAGAGCCAAAGCCGTGAACCGGTGCTGAGTGGGTTACGGCCCAGACGTCGTCATTAGTACTCCCACCAGTCCCTTCACCACCATAATCTAGAAAAATTAGGTGATTCATTATAGAATCTATCTCACCCGCTTGTTCTGATTCTCCGCCTACTGCGTGCCATCCTTGTGAGGCGATATTAACGTAGTAAGCGTCTGAACCGTTCCAACCAGCGCCGCCATCGTTGCCGTTGTTTAGAACTGGTGAGATGCCTGCGGCGTTACAGTCTGCTACTACTTGCGCTGATGGTGTAACACCCCCACCATGAATGACGTAGTGAAAATCAATTATGCCTGCACTTCGCAGCGCAGCCAGGTCTGAGTACGAGTCCCCAGAAATAAAATATACGCAACTGTGATTTGCCATTATATTCCTCCTATCATTTCTTTAACGCCTGTACTGCCAGATATTCATCATTAAGCTGAGTTAATCTTTCTTCTAAGCTTATGTACTCCCCCAAAAGGATTTCTTCCAGCTCTGAATCGTTGAGTTCACTTATTCTGGCGTGTTCGCAGGCGAGTCCTTCTCTGAGAAATATGAAGTTGTTTTCCCAGTGGCCGTTATGGACCCTGCTCCAGTGGGCGATTATAGCGGCTGCCTGTGCTTCTTCTTCTGGTGTTGATAGCAAGCCTTTTTCTATTTTCTTTAGTTCGCGTGATGTATGGGTGATTTGAGTTCTTGAAACGCCATGTAGTTCTTTTTCGATTTTTAGGAGTGAGTTGAATATTTTAGAGAATAGAATACGTTTCCTCGGGTCGATGATGTTGTCTTGAATTGTAGTGAAGTCGTAGGAAGTTTCCATTTCTCCGAGGCCACAAGTAGACACGTTACTCTCAGGTGAATTATGTGGGTTTATTAGTTATATTGTTTGCTTGTATAAATTGCGTTTAACTAGCTGTGCAGACCTTCTTGTTGCAGTCTTCGCAGGCATATATCTGCGCTTCTTGGTTTTCCGGGTTGACGTATGTTATGTAACATAGTTCCTCTTCCCCGATTTCTTTGCCGCACTCGGAGCAGATTATCACTGTTTACCTGTTGCTTTCACTTTGTTGGCTTCTTCTCGTAGGTGTTTCCTGAAGGTCGTGCATGTCCAGAATTGTCCGCACGATTTGCAGTTAGTAATTTCAACAGTTGCGTGTGTGACAGGACACGCCACTACCTGAATCATGTATCCTCCTTTTGTCGTGTCGCCGCGACACTTTTAGTTATTCCGTGTTTTATGTATTTGTCTAATTCTTCAGCCCATGCGTCTATCTCAGACCGATCGGGGGTGCCTACATGAGCAACGGCTATTTTAGCGAGGCGTCTTAAAGCCATGACACGTTGAAGTAATATTTGTTTCTCCGACGTCGGTAGAGTCATTTTTCACCATTTCTCAGCTTGTCTATTTTTTCTTGTATCTCTTGCTCAGAGTAATCGCCGCAGGTTCCTTCCGCTATCAAACGTTCTAAGAATTGTATTACGTGTGCTTTGGTTAGTTCATTATTCATCTAAATTCAGGTCGGAGACTCCCTGCGATAGCTGGGAGAGGAGACCGTACCTGTCCTCCTTTTACTTTTTCCATAGTTACATAACCTTTATTATCTATCAAACCCAATATATGAACGTGATACGCACTATTACCCTCAAGCTGCATTGTACCGACGAGGATATTCAAAAGCTCCTTACCACGATGGACGAGTACACCAAAGCGTTCAACGCTTCGGCGCAGTGGGGCTTTGATAACCATTCGTGGAATAAGGTTGAGAATCACAAAGGAACGTATCACCAGTTTCGTGCTACTTCTCCGCTTCCATCGTCGCTCGTGCAGTGTGCGAGAGACTGCGCTTGTGAATCTCTCAAGCGAGATAAATGCAAAACGCTTCCACAAAAGAAGCCGCGTTCGGCTATGCGGTACAACCATCGTGTCGCTCGTATCAGAATCAACGAAGGCTTTGCGTCTATCGCTACCATTGCCGGTCGCATCAAAGCGTGTTTCTCTGTTCCGTCGTGCTATTCGCGGTATTTGGGGTGGGCGCTGAAAAGCGTTACGCTCTCGTATCGCAAAGGGTTTTACCTGCACGTCTCGATGGAGTCTACTAATGTGCCGACTGGTGACAATGGAGCAGTTCTTGGCATCGACCGCGGAATCAAAAACATCGCTGTCTGTTCTGATAACTCTTTTTTCAATGGAAAGCAGGTTAAGAACGTGCGAGGGAAGTATGCTCACCTTCGCGCAGAGCTTCAGTCCAAAGGCACCCGTTCCGCTAAGCGCAAGCTTAAGCGTATGAGTAAACGGGAAACTCGGTTTGTGACTGACGTTAACCACTGTATTAGTAAGGAACTTGTTTCGTTGCCCTTTGGAGTCTATGCGCTCGAAGACTTGAGTAAGGTCAGAGTGCAGAAACGACGGGGTAGAAAGTTCAACGGGCTTATCAACTCGTGGGCTTTTTATCAGCTTGAACAATTCCTGCGGTATAAAACCGAAGCCGTCGGCAAGTCTGTTTTGCTCGTCGATGCTCGTTACACGTCGCAGAAGTGTTCTAATTGTGGTCACGTCTATAAAGGGAATAGAGACGGCTCTAGCTACCGCTGTCGTAAGTGTGGCTTTTGGCTCAATGCCGACCTCAATGCCGCTCGTAATATCGCTCATGATGGTACATCCAACGTGAGTAGGCTGCCTGTCAATCAGCCGAATGTAGCGTGTTCTTAACACAGTTACAAGCCACGTCCGTCAGGGCGTGGTAATTGACTCTTGCCACTACCGTGTCGAAATTAATCTCCTTTCCACATATTCCAAAGGGCTAAAAGCGGGTTACTCGCCTCCTCTTCGGCTGGCAAGTAAATTTTTTTCTGGCATCGTGGACAGAGCATATACATCTTTTCTCCGTCCGAGGATAAGTGCTGCTTGGGTAATAAAGGCCATTTACATTTTGGGCAGGCAATAGATATATTCACCTGATTGTATCGATTCCCTTCGTTACATCTTCAAGCTTCTGATAGCGTTTGTCCAACTCACACAGACTGCAATATAAAACCCCGTCAACGTAAACCGCGTGACCCGAAACGTGTTCATTACAACGAGTGCACCGGCCAAAGGTTAGGTCAGTCATTTTTCAAACCTCTTTAATTCACGCGGCATCTGGTGGAATCGGTATGTGTTTCCATGTTTCATAAATATAGCATGGTTCAGTCATTTTTCACCTCTTTTCTTCTTTACACCTACATGGAGGATACGCACAACGTTGTTCGTAAGTCGGTAGAATTACAAAAGTTTGGTCCCAGCCAGTTCCACTGATGTATGTCCATTGCCAGTACGCGCATTTCTCACAAGTCATTTTTCACCCCTTTTTTCTAGCGATGATTCCAGTATCCCGTAAATGCACTTCGATGTAATCCCAATCATCCCCTGCAATTCCTGCAACAATCTGGTAGTTGTCGATAAGCAAGGTAATGCTTTTCGGTGGGTCGCCTTTCTTTTCTGCCCGTTCTTTAAGTATTAATCGCATTTTTCACCCCACTTTCTACTAATATCCCTAAAGAACTCCTCTGCGGCCTTTGTATGCTTTGCACAATTACAAGTCGCGCATGCTAACGCAATATTGGAGATCTGACATACTCTCGCGCTAAAGCAGCGAGGTTCTACGGTCGGCGTTAAGTGCTAACGTCGGTAAATCTAATACCAATTCTGTGTCGTTCATGTCGTACCTCAGCACCGTAAAACTCCAAGCGCAAACACCAAAACCACGAAGGAGAGCCACAGCGTACAAACCGCAAAGCTGGCCGTGTGGTCTTTGACTGCGTTCCTGTGTTTGAAGCACTTTGTTCGGTAGCTTTTCGGAATCAGTTTGTTGCGTCGGATTTCTTTGAGTTCTTCTTTATAGTGTGCTATCCTCTGTTCTATTCTATCTATGCATCTCCCTCCTTAGTTTTCTTATCTGCAAGTCTTTTTAATAGCCCCCACCCACGCGCTTCCTTCTTAACGTCTCCCGCGTAGTGTGGGCATGCCTCAGTAAAGGCGCTGAACAGTCTATCTTTTACTCTACACCTGATTGTGGACTGGCCTAGTGTGTGGGCGCTTTTGCAGGTGCAGCACCTTTTTATAATTTCCATTTTGGTCGGTTCCGTATTCGATCGGCCCAGTGTGCTGCGTCAGTTACTACGTTAACATTATAAGATTTAGTTGACATCAGATGGCCCACCAAAGTATGGTGCTCCCCGCACAGCGTTATAAGATTGGTTTGTTCGAGTTCAAGGTTTCTGTCCAGCCAAAAGGGAGTTATGTGGTGAACATCAAGCTTTGTTTTTCTGCCGCATACTGCACATTCTCGATGTGTTTTTAGATACTTCCGCTTTACACGAGGCCAATCAAGGTGGCGGTTTAGTTGTGCGAGTGCAAGTTTCTCGGTCTTTTCTGGACTCACGCTTCTCGTTTCCCCTTATCGTTTAGGGAGTATAAGTTTCGCCCCCTCTCCGCTGTAGTGACTTTTAATACCCGCCTCATTCGGAGTCCGCGTAAGTCGTCGTCGAGTTGTGATCGTGATGTGATATGAGTCGCTTCTTGTAGTTCCTTCTTCGTCATTGGCTTCCCGGCTCTTGCGAGTAATTCCCATACGCCTGATTGTGACATCTTTCGCCTCTTTTCGTTCTAGTTCGGGCCAGCGACGTGCGGGCCTGCTTCATGTCCGGTATCCAGTCACATAGTACTCCTATGTCTGATGTACCTCGACACCATTTACACGCCGCCTTGCATTTATGGGTCGTTACTTCTCTCGTGCGTGTTGTACCCCATTGTGGATGTGGGCAGTTGATGTAATGATGCTTACCTATTACCGTCCATTCAAGAAAAGTCATTTTTTAGGGATTACCGGGCCTGTTTTGCCGCCGTTGAGTGCGTCAACTAGCTTCTCAAGTTTTGCTAGTTTCTGTTCAAGAATCTCGATTCGCCGTGTGTTGGAGAAACTTTTCTGTGTGTCTGCGCGCTGGTCTTCCTCTCGCATGTTGCTAGCACTACCCCCCTTCGGTTGAGTCACGCTCACGATCCACGAATAATCGAAGTACATCTCTTCCGTCAGCTACGTGCCTCCAATGAGCTAGCTATACGCTCCAAGGCATTGACTTTCGCTACTTCAAGTGCATACCGTGCTTTGGCATCCTCAATTTGGACACGGAGCGTGTAACGAACCAAAGCTTCCATATTCTCTTTCCTACCAATAGGTAAGTCAAACACGTCGGCGAGGGTTTCGTTCATCTGGTCTATGAAAACGCTACTCATCTTGAACCCCTAGTATCTCGGCCTGTTCTTCTATGCACACATTACATTCGCGCTCGGTGTCGCAGTGTTCAATGCGGAATTTAGAGAGTTGGTGAACGCACAGGAAGCCTTTGTGTAATCCCTGGTGATTGCATACTCCGCTCATGTTCTCAACCGTACCCGACGTCGTATGGTTTCGGTTTAGGTTCCCCGTCTTTCATCTCCCTAAGTTTCGCTTGTATTGAAAGTGCTATCTCAAAGCGTTCAAGGTACTCGTGATAGTCGCTTTGCATCTTGACTACCTCAATATCACTGTCCGGTATTCCCCTGCGTTCAAGGATGTTTAGAAGGATACTTAGACCGGTTACGATGTTTTGAGTAGAGAGCACCATGAGGGCCGCGATGTCGGTTCCATCTAACACAATCTCAATATCTTTAAGTTTAGGCACCTCAACCATTTATAGGCCCCTGCGTTTTGAATTCATCATCTGTTTTTGTTCCTTTCTGTAAATTACAACTTGTGTGGGCTATGCAAATATTTGAAGCATCGTTCGAACCCCCACGAGATACTGGGAGCGCCCATAGTCACGACACCGTTGGCACGTCTTATGCCCGTCTGATTTGAACAGTTTATTGCAACGAGACATTCGACTTCTTTTAGCTCAGGAATTTCTGTAGTCATTTGTTTTCCCCGTGTATTCGTCAAAGTCCTATCGCTTCATCTTTGTCGGCACCCTGAAGGTCGGCACCCCAAAGGTTGGCACCCCGAAGGTTGGCATCCCGAAGGTCGGCACCCTGAAGGTTGGCATCCCGAAGGTCGGCACCTTGGTACATCTGCGGTGTGAACCACGACTCTAAATCCTCAATGGCGTAGATACTTCGTGCAACTGCGGCGAATGCTTCCCGTGGCGCACGATACTTGTAGCCGCGCTTGATGACCCACCCATCAGGATAATATTTCCCAGCTCTTTGTGCTAAATCCTGCTGTATGTCGTCGCGTATCTGGTCTGGGTACAATACTTCAAACTTAACGTGCGGTCGTCTACCGTATCGCAGCTCGTCATCGAGCCCGGATAGTAACTTGTCATGCGAAGTTTCTTTTGCGAGTGCGTAGACTTTCCATTCCTCGTTTATTTTTTCCGCTATGACTGCTAAGCCTCTACACATTTTTTAATCTCCTCATTTTTAAACCCAATAACGGAACGTATGCCGTGTCCCATATTCATCACGTTGCACGCATCCTTTAACGTAAAGGCGCGGCCAATTGATTTCATGTAGTCGATAGTTTTCTGGGACGCACAGGCGTCGAGACCACCCCCCCACGCGAGTATAGCGTCTGGTTTCGTCATTTTATCCTCTCCTTTTTATGCGGCTTATTCCGCTTATGATAGGCCATGCAAGCAGTATGGGTAAACTGATAATGAGCGTCACTATGAGGATACATGCTTCATCAAAAGTCATTTTCACCTTCTTTTTCCAGTATCTTCGATTGCTCCTCCATACAAACGCGGCAATCATATGGGTTGTCATCATGGTCTATGCGAAACTGCGAGCAGCCATACACGCACTGGAAACCTTTGTGTATCCCTTCACGATTGCATACACCACTCATGGTTTCGCCGCCTCCACATAAATCCAAAGGTGACTCCCTTGCAGCTTTGCGTAATACGCCCAGCCACGGTCTTTTGCTACTTCGACCATCTTGTCGTTGGTTAGTTCCGTCCAAATAAAAAAGAATTTGAACCAGTGGTCTTGATCGTCTGATTCTTTGATTTCTTTAGGTTCTTCCGGATGCGTGAGCTCACGGACTGCTTTTCGTAACTCTTTCTGTGACCAGTTATTCTCTGCTGCTTTAAGGAGTAGTTCATCAGCTACTTGGTCCGGTCTAACGCCTGCAACCTCTCGGTGGTGGCCCCACGAAACATTGTCGTGTCTTCGTGATGGTTCAAACCGGCCGGCTATCCATTTCTCGTCTCGAAGGGTGCTGTAATCAAGGCCCGTCTTTTCGATGGCTTCTTTGTATTTTTCTCCGTAATGCAGCTCTCCATAATTCAGCCAATCTCCTATGAGCCACTGGATCGCGCCCTCGACCGCTTTGATTTGTGAGCCGAAGTCGCCCCATTCTTTTACTGTGGGGTTGCCGGTGACGACAAGCCCTAGTCGAGTAGGTACGAATGTGGCGTTTGCTGTGAGTGCTAATTCGTCAGTTGTCATTTTTTATTATTAGACCCCCTATCCAAAATGTGTATGCTGGCGGAATCGCCTGAGACTAGAGCAGCCGTATGCAGCTCATCACGAACGATCTCTCGGACTCTTTTCTCAGTGTCCCATTCTTACTTAGCTAAGTCACGCTTGTAATTAGCCGCTGCAGTTTCCTTTAACAATTTCTGTGGCTCGAGCACTCGCACCCACGTATAACCATCGCCGTCGATGTTCTTGCGTATCTCCACGATGCCTTCGCGTTCAAGTATGTCTAGCTCCGTTAGACATCGCAACTCACCGAGAAAAATGCCATGCTCTGCTGCCTTTATCATCAGCTTGTCCAGACGCACATCAGCGAATGTAACCTGCCTCGCGCAATAGTAAAGCACCTTCCGAAACTCCATTTTATTCATTCAACCCCCTCGTAATGGAAGCCGGTTCTTCTTCGTCAGTTGTTTTAATGATATGTCCCCGTAACTCGATAGCAGCCTCATCGGCGGCGTGACAAAGCGCTTGAAGTAACTGGCTTGGAATATCTGTGCCGTGTGCATCTATACCGGCCTGCGCTAATGCGCGTAGCGTGTCTACTCGGATTATAAGCCGCTTTCGTTCTCTCATTCTATCCCCAACTCCTTCGCCATAAGGTCGAGCATCTGCCGTGCTAACAGCCACCAGCCCCACAATACATGTCCAACAAACGACGTTTCAATGTTTACCTCAAAACTTAAAGGGCTTCCACCGAATCGATGTCCACGTTATCGAAAACAGAGCCGTCAACAGTCGGTTTTGAGTGGTGAATCTTCACCCGACAAGATTTCCCAAGTAGCTTTCTGCCGTCAAAGCCGGTTAGTGAAATATCACCAAAGCCAAACTCTTTAGCTAACTTATTTAGGTTGCTCATCTCGCCAGTTGATTTAGTAACTCTTCGCCTGATTTCTACCCCGTTAATATCAAACGTGTAGACTAAAACGTCCTGTAGCCGGTCAGGGCGGTTATACATCGGCTGGTCTTTCAAAACTTCCATCTTCGTGATTTGAGCGTTGTAGCGTTTGCCGTCCTCAAGCAGTGGTTTATGCGGTTCCCGAGGCGGTGCCCATGCTTCGTCGTCTACGGGTTCAATCGGTGTAGGTTGTTTGTATGACTTCACTTGTGGCCCTTCGGATCGGACTTCGTCAGCGGACATCATACGGGGCCCTTTCTTTACTTTAAAACCGGACTGCTCGTCGCTAGGCAAAACTTCTTTAGCATTTGCTTTTTCCATTTTTATACCTCTTTTCTGTTTTTAGCCTGTCGCGTTGACACGACAATTCGGCAATACGGCCAGCAGAGGAAGGAGGTGAATCCGGAATGGCTAGGTTTTCCATAAGACATTCCTCTACTGGTTTCCGTGCCGACTTAAACGTAGAACGGGGTGAACGTTACCGTGAAGGACTGTACACCGCCGTCACCAACCTTTATCGTTATGAAGTGATAGCCCGCGTGATTTGCCATCCGTTTAGAACGCATCCATCGTGATTGTGTACACATCGCCCCACCGCTTACGGTGTGGATATGGCGGTCGAAAAAATACCCTTGTTTGTGTGCGTGGCCAACGAGAAGCACATTAGGCTTAGTTCCACCAGTAAAGCTCTCTATGAGCTTCTGAAGGCGATATGAAACTGCGTATGAGTTGTGCGTCCACAAGGTCTTTCCATTTCTCCTGACCAGAATAAGTCCGTTAGGAACTTCGCAACAGTATATCATCCCTGAATATTTGACAATCTCTGGGCGCGTATTAACGGTTGGTGTTGTCTGAATAGACGTTACGGTAACAGATTCGCCGCCCTTCTGGAAAGTTATCTTATACCCTAACTTAATCGCAACCTCTGAAAAATCTTCGAGTAATCGTTTACTGATTGATCTGTAACCGTATCCATTCGGTGTAACCCATCCATCCCCATTTATCATAGTTTCAAATACAATTTGCAATACCGATGTATCACACTCTTTCAACCATGTAGGAAGATATTTATTAGAACTTTTATGTCCGCACTCTGCCTTTAAAAAGTCTGAAAGTTCTCCACTATGAATCCTTATACCTTTCTTAAAAGACCCATAACGGCATCCTAGCCTTTCTGCCAAATCTAGTATCGCAGAATAGTTTTCAGGATTGATGCCTTCATACTGAGATAGTGTAACGTAATATTTCCTTGCATGACCTTCGGTTACATACCACGCCATCAATTCTGCGATATCGTCTACTGGAACGTCACCGAAATGATGCGGTTTGACTCCCGTATTCTTAGATACTCTTAGTGGGATTGGAACTGTTTTTAGCGTTACTCCTTCCCACCCGCTTGAGACTTGTGTAAACTGCCATTTCTGTCTGCCGTATTCATTAAGAATATCTTTAGCATCTTTCCTATGCCATTCGGTGTTTAACCTGATATGCGATTTTGTAGGATATTCTAAGTCCGACAATCTGCGGTAGGTAGCAGCTTCAGAAACCCTTGTCCACATGCCGTGATTTGGTGTTACTAAACAATCTATGGTTCGCGCCTTGAAGTGAACCATCTCACCGTTATAGTATTCATCTGTAATATGCGTCGGATTCTGCCATTGGAATATGTGATCTGACTTTGTCATCGTCGCAACAAAATCGGTCTTCTTTAGATCGTTAAACAGTTTCCAACCGTCGCTAGTCATTATCTCTGTTTGATCGTCAAAGCAAGAGCCGTCTTCGCCGTGGAAGACACGTATGATTATTCCTCCGATTTCAATATCCCCCTCATCTCGCCCTATATACTCAGCGTTCGGCACTATCTCGCATACATCTCCAACAATATTAGCGCCCACAGATTCATACCAGCGGTCATGGTTTCCACTAATCAAATAAACGTGAAACGGTATTTTAGATAGTTGTTGTTCGGCGTATTCTTTTTGAGCAGCGTAGCCGATGTGTTTTAATTCATAGAGTAAATTGTATTTTCTCGCGTCCATCCCATGCGTAAGATCCCCGCCGAAGATGCAAAAGTCAGCTTTGTTTTTCTTGCACGTTTGTATGAAATCATCTAGAAATTCCTCACGATAATAAATAGAACCCATGTGCGTGTCGGTAAAGAAGCCAAACCGTATTTCTTCTTCTGTGTGTTCTCGTTTTACTTTTTGGGGTGTTACTGAAAAAGTGTCGAGGCTTTTACCTTTGGCTATTGCTTTTAGTTCATCATGTGAGTATCTGTCGCCGATTCCTTCGAGATACCGCACTTCCCGTTTTAGTTTCCTGTCGTGCCGCTGCCATTCGGTTTTATGTCCTCGCTCCTCGTCTCGATGTTCTAAACGATACGCGCGACTTTCTTCCCGGCAGGCGTCACACGTTTTAAACCCTTTAGATGTGGGTTTACCACAGCGGGAGCAGCCTTTTTTCATTATTCCTTATACCGCCTATGTCTCTCTACTTTCTCCGTGAATCTTTCTTTTCCCAGCTTCACGAGCTCCCAGAAATTCCACCCTTCGCGTTCACACATAAGCATTAACTGCGCGAGGAGGTCTGACATTGCTATTTTGGCTTCAATCTTGTAGCCTGTGGTGTCTTTTCCGGTCCAACTATACCGCTGTACGTAGGTGAGGTTCTTGGAAAGATCGCCGAGTTCGTAGGTAAGGATCGGAATTTGCTCGATGGACGTATTCTCGTGCGTGGGGAGGTCTATCAGTCGTTGCGGGGTTGGGTCAAGCATATTTAATACCTCAATCGCAGTCCAGATCGCTGTCGTAGCAAACCAAACTGGGGTCCTCGCCTTCTGGTAAACGTTCGTCATCCCTGCATATAAAGATTTTATCGAGTATTTGCTCAACGTAATATTTTCCTACGCTGTATGGGTGAACTGCTACGGCTTGCGGAACCATTATCATGTACCCGATCCTTCCTTTGTACCGAGCGTTGAGCATGTCCCAGTCTGGCTCTTCGTAATCTCTTTGATACACGAGCCGATACAACTCATCTTTTTTGAACCGCGCTTGACGCACTTCTTCAGACTCAGTCATATCTCGCCTCTTAAAAGAAGGAGTTCAACCAATCATTCAAGTGCTCTTCCTTCTCGTAGTGTATCCACTCGCTGAGTATTTTGTAGATTAGTTGCTCGTCGTCGTCTTCAGAGAAGTAGTCCC